GAAAGAGAACTGGGTCGATATTGCAAACAAAAAATCGGATGGCTCATACCCGAAGTGTGGAAGAAGTGGTGGAGAAAAAAGAAAAAATTATCCAAAATGCGTGCCTATTGCAAAAGCAAGAGCGATGAGCAAAGGGCAGCGTGCGGGTGCCGTAGCAAGAAAACAAGCTAAATCAAATACAGGTCCTACACCTAGTAGAGCTGCAACATTTGCAAAGAAAAAGAAGACGGCATAATGAGAAGACAAGATAAAATGCCCGCAAGAAATAAAAAAAACTTTAGACCTACAAAGTCTGGAGCAGGTATGACTCGAGCCGGTGTCGCTGCCTACAGAAGAAAAAATCCCGGTTCTAAATTAAAAACAGCGGTTACTGGCAAAGTCAAACCAGGATCAAAAGCTGCAAATCGACGTAAGTCGTACTGTGCAAGAAGCGCAGGCCAAATGAAAAAATTTCCAAAGGCTGCAAAAGATCCTAATTCAAGACTAAGACAGGCTCGCAGAAGATGGAAATGTTAAATGCAATTAGAAAGCGTAATAAATAAACTTCTTAAAATGTTAAGAAGTAGAATAGACAACTTATCTATATCAGTCACATCAGGTGGTGTTGACAATATGGAAAATTATAAGTATATAATAGGACAGATAAACGCCTATGAGGCAACACTACAGGAAATCTCTAACCTGCTAGAAGATAAGGAGCAAAATGAAGGAACAGTCATCGATATTAACACCAAACAATGATCTCATTGGTGTAAAAAAATCAGAGAAAAAAGAAGAACCAAAATTACCAAAGCCTACAGGCTGGAGAATGTTAGTTTTACCTTTCAAGATGAAAGAAAAAACTAAAGGTGGATTAGTATTAGCTGAAACTACTTTGGAAAAGCAACAAGTTGCATCACAGGTAGGATTAGTTATGGCTATGGGTCCAGATTGTTACAAGGATAAGGAGAGATATCCAGATGGTCCATGGTGCAAAGTAAATGATTGGGTTATGTTTGCAAGATATGCAGGTAGCCGAATCAAAATAGATGGTGGGGAAATGCGTCTGCTAAACGACGATGAAGTGTTAGCAACAATTGATAGTCCAGAGGACATCTTGCATGAGTTCTAAACATAGGAAGGAGTAAACTATGCCAGAAGAAGAAAAAAAAACAGTACCCATCGATACATCGGGACCCGATGCTACGATCGATATTGAAGAAGTAAAAGACGAATCCGTTGTAGAAACGGAAGCGCCGAAACAAGAAACAGAAGCAGAAACAGAAACAGATAAAACATTTGAAAATGAAAGAGAAACAAAGTTAGATGAAAAAAAAGATAGTGAGTTAGAAGACTACAGTAAAGGTGTACAATCTCGTATTGCGAAATTAACTCGTAAGATGAGAGAAGCAGAAAGAAGAGAACAAGCTGCTATTGATTACGCCAGAGGTGTAGAAGAATCTAAAAAACAATTAGAATCTAAATTTAAAAAAACAGATTCTGATTACATCAAGAAATTTGAGACAACTATATCATCAGGTTTAGAAGCTGCACAAAAAGAATTAGCTGCAGCGATTGAATCTGGTAGTGCAGAAGCTCAAGTTGAAGCTAACAAAAGAATTGCTACACTCGCTTTTGAGAATGCAAAACTAGAGGCAGCGAAAGAGGGAAGACAAGAAATACAGGAAGAGAAGCCTGTACAACTCTCTCAAGCAAATAATGTTAACATCCCTGCAACAGATGATCCAATAAATCCGGATCCTAGAGCTGAAGCATGGGCTTCTAAAAACTCATGGTTTGGGTCAGATAGAGCAATGACATACACTGCATTTGAGATACATAAGGATCTTACTGAAAAAGAAGGGTATGATCCTAGTTCTGATGAGTACTATGCGGAAGTTGATAAAAGAATACGAGTTGACTTTCCTCATAAATTTGGTACAACTGAAAATAAGCAAACGGCCGCCCCTGTTCAGACAGTGGCTTCTGCTACAAGAAGCGTAAAGCCAGGTCGCAAAACTGTGAGACTCACATCATCACAGGTCGCAATAGCGAAAAAATTAGGTGTGCCACTCGAAGAATACGCAAAACAATTAAAAAACACGGAAGGAGCGTAAAATGGAAAAAGATAAAAACACTTCTCGTGCGAACGACACACGGTCAAAATCTGAGAGACCTAAAGTGTGGGTTCCACCATCATCTCTAGATGCACCCCCTGCACCTGATGGATTCAGGTATAGATGGATAAGAGCAGAGGTAGTAGGCTACCAAGATACGAAAAATATAACATCTCGATTAAGAGAAGGTTATGAGTTAGTTCGTGCCGAGGAAGTTGAAAATGCCAGTGATTATCCAGTCCTCGATGAGGGCAAATACAAGGGAGTGATTGGGGTTGGAGGCCTTCTTCTTGCGAAGGTACCTGTCGAGATCGCGCAACAAAGACAAGATTACATGACTCAACGTCATGAGGATCGAAACGATGCAGTAGAAAACGATCTAATGAAGGAGCAGGATAATAGGATGCCTATCAACGTTGAAAGGCAATCCCGTGTAACCTTCGGTGGTACGAAAAAGTAATTTTAAATATCACTGAATTAAATTAAACCGTACTGGAGGCCCGCAAGGGCAGGTACATAAGGAGAAACAACTATGGCTAATAGAAGCACAAGTGGATTCGGACTTAGAATGGCAATGATGTTAGGCAACAGCCCAGCAATCGGCGGTCAATCAAAGTACGCAATCAAAAGTGGTCTAGGTGTAGGAATCTTCAAGGGTAACCCAGCGTCTATTCAGTTAGCTGGAGACACTGGTTATATCCAAGATTCAGGTTTTTCTACTACAGATGATGGTAACGATGGTGGTATCGACTTTACAACTGCAAATGATGCATTGTTAGTCGGTGTGCACAATGGTGTTTTCTACATTGACAACACTACAAGCAAACCAACGTTCGCAAATTCAGTAGCAGCAAGCACTACATTTGGAACAAACCCAAACACTAACAGCACAGACGGAGTTGCTTTCGTAAACGACAGTCCTGATCAAGAATACATTGTGAAGGCAGACGGTGTCGTAACGCAAGCGCTTTTTGGTTTATGTGGAAACATGAACGACTTTGCTGCTGGTGACGCAAAAGACGGAGCATCAACATCAACATTTGATATTGGAGCACAAGCTGAAACTAAAATGTTTAGAATTGTAAGAGTCGCAGAAGACCCAGACAATGAAGACATTACTACAGCTGGCGCTAATTTAATTGTTGTGTGTAACGCTGCGGCTAACACTTATAGATAATAGCTAGGATAGGAGAACAAAAATGGCAATATCACGATCACAACTAGTCAAAGAACTAGAGCCAGGTTTGAACGCACTGTTCGGCTTGGAATATAAGAGGTATGAAAATCAGCATGCTGAGATTTATACAAACGAGTCTTCTGACAGAGCTTTCGAAGAGGAAGTTATGTTATCAGGATTCGGTAACGCACAAGTAAAAGGTGAAGGTGCTGGAGTATCATTTGATGATGCACAGGAAACTTACACTGCTAGATACTCTCATGAGACAGTAGCTTTAGCATTTGCTATCACAGAGGAAGCTATCGAAGATAATCTTTACGATAGACTTTCTGCTAGATACACAAAAGCTTTAGCAAGATCTATGAGTAACGCTAAGCAAGTGAAAGCGGTTGATCCTCTAATTAAAGGATTAGTCGGCACTGGAACATTTAAGTCCGGTGATGGAAAAGCATTATTTGCTGTCGATCACCCAGCATTGACTGGACCTGATGTTAAAAATACATTAGATACACAAGCTGACCTTAACGAAACTTCATTAGAAAATTCCATGATTCAAATCGGGAAAATGACTGATGAAAGAGGACTTAGAATTGCAGCAAGAGGATTGAAAATGATCATTCCTTCTGAGCTTCAGTTTACAGCTGAGAGATTGATGAAATCTCAAGGTAGAACTGGAACAGCTGACAATGATATAAATGCAATCGTTTCAATGGGAATGGTTCCTCAAGGATATAGAGTGAACAATTACCTAACTGATGCTGATGCGTTTTACATCATTACAGACGTACCTAATGGTATGAAAATGTTCACAAGAGCTCCGTTGACAACTGCAATGGAAGGTGACTTTGATACTGGAAACGTTAGATACAAAGCTAGAGAAAGATACTCATTTGGAGTATCTGACTTCAGAGGTATCTTTGGCGTCGCTGGTGCATAATAAGTAAATTTTATGAGGCGGCCTTAAAACCGCCTCATTTAAAAAATAACATGGTGAGATCATGAAAACATTCACAGTAACAATATGGGCATACGATCACTACGCAAAATTTAACGTTTTGTCAGAAGATAATGCTATTGCTCTTGAACAATCAATCCTTGACAAACTGGGAGAAAAGAGTATAAACTGGGAATATCTTGGGATATCTTATGATGACCGAGTAAACAGAATAACCTATGAGGAGGTTGTTGATGATACAAGACCTATACAAACAAAAAAGGTCCTTGGAGTTGAAGTGGGAACAGGAGCATCTGTCTAATGGTAGATATACTCTTGAAATGGTCAGAATCGATGATAGAGTTAAAAAAATCATCACTGACATTAAGCTTGAAGAAGCTGAAATTGCTCACAGGCAAAACACTGCAGAAGGTGTTGCTCCACAAGTTTCAGTAGCTACTTAATAAAAAAGCTACATCGTTGAATAAATTCAATTCACATTATAGGCTCTCTTGCACTCTATTAAAAACTACTGTATACATTTATCACTATACAATTAATTAGAATACTGACGAGTATAGTCGACGGCCTAGAGACAGTATTCAGAAACTAGGAGGATAATAATATGGCAAATACTACATTTTCGGGACCGGTACGATCAGAAGCCGGATACCAGCATGTAACAAAAAATGCAACAACAGGTGCATTTACAACTAACTATCTAAACGTTAAATTTGATTTCGTTGGTATGACTCACGCTGCAGTTTCTGCAGGTTCAGGGGTTGCTTTACCAGCAGACCAAGTTAGCACGGTAAACTTTACAGGCGCAGCAGCTTGTTCAATGGTTTTACCAGCAGCTACACCAGGAACAAGAGTAGCCTACGTTCAAAGAGTAGATACAACAGGTGGAACAAATACTTTAACTTTTGATGCATTAACAACTGATGCATGGGTTACTGGTAGTTTAATTGAAACTAGAGCAGCTGATAATGTTTCTTATGATACATCAACAGCAGGCGAAGGTCAGTTAGTTTTCACTGCAGCTAATGCAACTACAAACTTTTTTTCAATAGGAAGTATTTTATACTTTTCTTGTACAACAAAAGGTTTATGGCACGTTGGCCTTGACTCAGCTAAAGACCCTTTAGCAGTTAAAGGTGCGTTCGCATTTGCAGCGTAATAAATAATTAGTGTGGGGCTTCGGCCCCACCTTTTAATTTAAGGAGAATAATATGGACTCAGATCAACATACGTTGAACAAAACAACCGGAACTGCTTCAGTTTTAAGAGGCTCAAGAACTAGAGTTACTTCAATTCAAGGAAGAGGTGAGGCTGGTTCAGTTTTACTTTTACATGATGTAGCCGACGCAGGAAATGCAGGTGCTGGTAATTTATTAGCTACTTTTAAATTTGAAACTGAAGGATTAGAAGTTTATATACCTGGTTCTGGTATTTTGTTTAAATCTGGAGTTTGTGCAACTTTATCACAAACATCTGGAACAGACGGAAGTGTTACCATGACAATTACAAGGGGATAGTAAATGGCCAATACCACCTCGGGAACAGCAACGTTCGATAAAACTTTTGCTATTGATGAAATAGTAGAAGATGCATTTGAACGTATTGGATTAAATTCAGTAGCAGGTTATCAATTAAAATCAGCTAGACGATCTCTTAATATCTTATTTCAAGAATGGGGTAATAGAGGTATTCATTATTGGGAAATAGATGAGCTTAATTTAGATTTAATTGAAGGTCAATCAGACTATGATTTTTTTAGATCTACCGGCGATGGCACAAGCGCAACGTCAACGCCTGCAGATGTTTATGGAATGTCCGATGTTCTTGAAGCACAGTTAAGATCTAATAGAACTCAAACAGATCAATCAGATAGTCCAATGACTAAAGTAGATAGATCTACTTATGCAGGTTTTTCTAATAAATTATCAAAAGGAACTCCCAATCAATATTGGGTAGAAAGATTTATTGATAAAGTTAGAGTACATGTTTATCCAACACCAGATTCTACTAACGCATCTAAAGACATGCATTTTTATTATATTAAAAGAATTCAAGATGTTGGAGATTACACTAATGCAACAGATGTGCCGTTTAGATTTGTGCCTTGTATGATTGCAGGTTTAGCTTTTTATCTTTCACAAAAATATCAACCACAAATGGTGCAAGCCATGAAACTTTATTACGAAGATGAATTATCTAGAGCATTAGCAGAAGATGGCTCAGCTTCTAGTACATACATTACACCAAAAGCTTACTACCCAGGAACATAATGGCAAAATACGCAACAGGTAAATACGCAAAAGCAATTTCTGATAGATCAGGTATGGAGTTTCCATATAAAGAAATGGTTAGAGAGTGGAACGGATCTTTTGTGCATGTATCAGAGTTTGAACCAAAACAACCACAATTGGAACCAAAACCAATGAACGGTGATTCTATATCTTTGCGTAATGTTAGACCTGATAGAACAGAAACAGCTGTTCCTAATATTTTACCTTTAAACGCATTTACAACAACATCTGGATCAACTACAATATCTGTTAATGAACCAGATCATGGTAGATCAACATCAGATACAGTTAGATTTAGAGACGTATTAAATGTTGGTGGAGTCGCAGCAACAACTATAAATAATTCAAGTGGATACACAATTACTAAAGTAGATGACAATAATTATACCTTTGCAACAGCTACAACATCTAGTATAAGTGAGTTAGGAGGAGGCGGAGCTGCATCAGCAGGCCCTGTAACGGTAAGCGCATGATAAGTAAAATTTGGAATTGGATAAAAAATAAATTTAAACCTGAAAAACAAGAACCTCATATAATGTTATATGATCCACAGCCTTGTAAAGGTCATAGAAGGTTTAGAAATAATTGTGAAGATTGTAGAAAGGTTTCGGCATAATGGCTGGATTAAGTGCATCAGGATTAATAACTCAAATTAGAAGTTATACAGAAACAGATTCAAATGTTTTAACAGATGCTGTTTGTGAAAATATTATCTTAAATGCACAATATAGAATTTTTAGAGATGTGCCTATAGATGCAGATAGAAAACAACAATTAGGTAATTTTGTTGCTGGTCAAGAGTCTATAAATGCTCCAGCAGGATGTGTATTTGTTAGAGGCATACAAGTTTATGATACAAATGGATCAGCCATTACAGGAGCTAATAGGTTTTTAGAAAAAAAAGATATGTCTTATCTTCAAGAATATCAAGATATAACAGGTACAGCAGCAGCTCAAGGTCAACCCAAATACTATGCTATGTTTGGTGGTGCTACAGGAGAATCAGACACTACATCTGGTAGAATATTTTTAGCTCCTACACCCAATACTACATATAGATTTAGAATACATTTTAACAAAG